GTCTGCTACATGAGGGACGAATCCCTCATATCTCTTACGAACATCTTGAGTCAAAAGTAAAAACCTAGGCTGCATAGCAGTCCAAAAGTCTAAAAAGTCTTGACGAGCAACAGTGGTCTCATTAGAAAGCTTGTTTTTACGACACAATTGATGTATTATATACAAACTAACCATACGAGCACAGGCCTGCTGAGCATCTTTTTTAACACTATGACGTGTTAGAGTTTTATAGCGTAAACCCGAGTAGGTGCAAGTTGCCTTGCATTCCCACCCAGGTATATGTGCCATTCCAGTCATTTTATAGTCATAGGTAATGTCTTCTATAATTGGAAGACCTTTTGAATGTGCAGAGTTCCTGTACTCATTTATGAAACCAATGTAGTTTCGAGCTAGGAAATTTGGGCCTCCTGGAATTCCACCTGCAAAAGACAAAGTCTCTGGTAAGGTTTCAAATCCGGGGGGACAAAAATCTGTTTCCGTTAAAATCCAAGTTGCCTTAGACTTTTTACGGTGTTGTTGTTGTTGTTGTTGTTGTTGTTGTTTTTGATGATGATTAATGATGGGTTCTGTTTCCATTTCTGGAAAACTTGGAACACCACCCACGAAAGCGCCAGGCACACGAAGTCCTTTCTTCTTCTGATTTTTGTTCATCATATATTTTTTAAAGCCTACCTCCTTCCGATGAATATGAGAAGCTTGTTGCTCAGAAGGGAAAAAACTAAACCCTCCAATAGGTTGGGCAGATTGTTGCTGTATAGGTATTTCGAATTGTTCTAAACCGAGCACTATATTTAAGGCACTGCATTTCCTATCTCGTATATCCATTAACTTAGCAATATCAGACTCATTTGTTAAATGATCTCGATAATTAGTTAAAAGCCAACTAGAGTAATTTCTAATAAAAATCTGTACAATCTTTTCCTCTTCAGACTGCCCTAAAGCAGTTAAATCAAAAAAAGTTGTAAGAGATGCCGCTATGACATCAGGTGACTTAAGTTTCAACATTTGGGAAATTGAAGTTGTCAATTTTTCCAAACGAGGTTTCGGAATCCAGGCATTTAACGATTTGTTCCATTGCGCTGTAGAGCCCAAAAATTCTAATCCCTCCAAAGAAGGGGAAATTTTAAAGGCACGGTCCTTTACAGTTAACCGTAACAAGGCATAGGTTTCACGTACAAAATCCTCAAATTCCTGTTGGACGAATCCATCAGGAAACCAAAAGGGTTTGTTTAATGTTCCTAGAATATCATCTCCATAAAGAGATTTGACAACATTAGCCAATATCTCAGAATAAGACAATATTCTTCCGAATTGCTTAACTCCTAAACGAAGATATAAATAAAAACAAATACGAGTATGTGACCAACAGTTGTCAACAGTAGTGTTATTTGAACCACTAGAGTTACCATCTGGGCGTTGAAACATAGTTCCATCATTCATACAGCAAACAGGTTCGAGTGTGTTTTTTACTACCCATTGATAATGTGTTTTAATACATACATCTTCGGTTGAGCACAACTCGGCCTGATCACCTGTTTTTCTTATCATAAAATCCTGTCCGGGAAAAAGAAAATAAGTTCTATCATCATATACTTCTATAAGACAAATATCACGATCATAACCAGAAACATCTATAGTAAAATGTATGGGATCATCAAAAGCCAACTCATGAGAGAGGCATAATCGATTGAAACCACCAAATTGTTTGATAAAACCATAACGAGGCCAATGAGTTCGAAAACTATGGGCGTATTTTTTCATTCGATAATTTTGTTCATCGAAATAAAATTTTTGGTGTATCAAGAAAGGAAGTTCTGGATTAAAAATTGTTCTAAGTTTCTCATCGATCACGACATCGTCAAAAGGAAGGTATTCCTCTTTCGGAAATATTGACCAAATAGGAGTATGACAACGTTGTATCTCTGCAGTGAAAATTTCAGAAGCTAAAAGTTCAGCTTTAGACTTAAACCCCATAGAGGAATAAGGTTTTCCCACAGAAGATGACATATTGATATCATAGATCATAGAAAAATTACTATTATGTTGGTAATCAAACATACGACGAGTATATTCACCAGCTATATGCCATAAAGGATCATCAGGACGTGGAAGCCGAGGCTTATCACATTTTGATATTGATTTAATATACCTTTGTTGGGTATGAATGGCAGGAGTACAACCTACAAGTTTTTCAATAGAATTATCCCCAGTTTCCTGGACATAAGCTTGATAGATTGGATCTATAATTTGTGAATTTTGCTTGAAATTACCACTGACAAGTCGGGGGCATGTTCCAAGATTCTTCATATGATTGAATTTAACTGATCCGGTTCCATTAGGTCGCCAATTATCTTGCACTAGGGGGTGAAATTCACCAGACGGAGAACAATGGGTAACTGACTCTTTTTTAAGGGAGAGAGAAAACTCCCTTTCTAAAAATCCCAATTGACCAAATCAACAAAATGAGACTCAGCAAATGATAAAAAACAATTAAATATACTAGCCGTTGCAGCATGTATTCCAATTATACGATTTAGTTGACCAATAACAGGAGCACCACAAGCACCCTCTTCAGAATTATAAGTAACAGGAGTTAAGTCCGTACAAAGTCCCGTAACATGTCCAACACTATACCAAACCCCACTAGGGGCGGTATCACTTACAAAAGTTAAAGAGACTTGATTGGGATATTTCTTCCCACGAACACAGTCCACAGTAAATGATTTGCTTAAGGATATTAATTTCGGGTTTTGAGTAAGAACTAAATCTTCTCTTGCATGAACAAGAGTATGTTTTAATCCAATTTCTGATATAGAAAGTACTACAGGAGCATTACCTTTGCCTACAAAAGTCATTTTATCATTGGCGGTAAAACCATGGAAATAATGCTTATTGATAGCTAGGTATTGTATTCCTTTGTGAGTCAATATGGAGGCATTACCAACATATTGTGATCGGTCACTAATTTTGTATTTGGCATCAGGACAATTGCCCTTATATACTACTACAGAGTTAGCGTATTTTATGTCTAAATCAAGAGACAGAGTATTTTCAAGTTTACTTTCATTCACAATTTCAGAAGTTACAGTTAAGGTTTTATCAGCCACAAAACTTATTGTTTTATCTTTTTCAAGATCAACTATTACTAGTTTATCTTCAGGCTCTTGTTCCTTTTGTTGTTGTTTCTTCTTATTTTGTAATAAATCTCGCTCAATCCAATGCAATTTATAGTCCTCAAATCGCCTGGTCCAATCCACTTCAGTAACGTCAGGATTTTTAAGCTTATGAAAGGATCGAAATTCTTTCAAACATGAAAAATTAGCTTTCTTTGGATCATAAGGGTCCACGCTAATATCTTTGTTATATTGGCTATAAGGTTTTTGAAAACCTTTCTTGGCGTTCTTTTTATTAGGTTGAGATACAAATTTTGATTCAGTTTTTGTTATAAAACCGATATCAAATTGTTTTGGATCATGGCAATAATCGGCCCATTTTTTTTTAGCTTCATCCACAGTTAATATTTTTATATCTTCTAATTTAAGAAAATGGCGAAAAGTTTTTATTTTTCTGATATATTTTTCAGTGGGAATATATGTCTCAGCCTTAGCTTTCACTTGCTCATTTTTGGGTTCTTTAGATTCGAACAAAGGAGCTTGAAGTATTTCAGGTTCTGGGACTTTACCAACTTTAAAATTATTTAGATTTAATAATACATTTTCAACCAAAATCCGATTAGAATTAGCTATATTTTTCAATACATCTGTTGTTTCACATTGAACTTGGGACAAACCTTTAAAAAGGAGTTTAACTAGCTCATCAACAACTAATCTAGTTGTTTCATCTAAAGTTTTTTTTGACTCTTTACTTTCTTTAATTATCTTAGTTGGTACTATGATAAAAGTATTTTGATAGTAATAAAGGCCAAAAGTAGACTCAGAGTGAACTAATGTTCCAATTGGTTTATTGAATTGAGGTAAATCGTTTGCGAGTATTAAGTCTAATATATAATCATCAAATTTCTCTGATGAATTATATTCCACATGTTGAAACTTACCTTGTCGATAATAATCGATAAGTATAGCAGTTTTAATTCCAATAGGACGAACCAAATGATTAACAAAAAATGTTAAATCTATAGGGAAAGGACCACTTTGAATTAATTTACCACCATCAAATCGTTTTGCTTCTTCTGGATAATTTTTAGTTACCCAAGATGGAGAAATTTTGAGAGAACGAACCAAAGGCTTACCAGTATCTGCATCAAGTTTTAAAATTGATTCAGGTCGATATTGGGGAGTTACTAATTTTTGATACATAGGGGCATTGAAATTTATGGGAGAATCATAGACTCTACCTTCATCTGTCTCATACTCATCATAGCTGGGTTCGCTATTGACATCAAAGTCTTGGTGGGCAAAAACAGTATGTCCTCTATCATCAAGAACTGCTACACGATCTAATTGGTATTCGTCATGTTGGTCGTAGTAATCTTGGTCATACTCATAATCTTGATCTCCATAGAGATCATCATAAATGTATTCCATCTGATTATAAAACGATTGTCGATCGATACCATAAGTTTTGATCATGTCAACTCCGTGATTAAAGGCATAAAACATTGCAGGATCTTCTATACCAAAATTGGTACGAAGATAATCAAAATAATAATCTTCAGTTAACGTTCCTTCCATATATGCTTGAGATAAATCTTTAGCATAATCAAATTCAGCACCAAAGCTGGTTTTACGGCGAGGAACAACACGTGGGACTCTCATTGCTTGTTTGCGGGCACCGCGTCCGGTTTTATTCTTTCCTTTACTTGATTCAAGTTTATATTCAAGTGGCAAAGTTTTAACTATATAAGAAATAGCTATTGCCGTCATAAGATCTTGAGGATCAGTTTCGTAGGGTGTAAGAGTAAATCGGAGATAAAGCTCTGAGAAGTAATGTATAAACTTTTCCGGTAAAATTTCGTTCAAAACACGTATTTGTTTAAATACTTCTTTATTCTCCTGAGTTTTATAAAACTTTTTAAGATAAATCAATCCTTTAGGGAAAGACATAATTTTAGTAGTAAAACATAAGGAGTCTAATATTGTGATCTGGGCGGTAATTAAATCGGTTGCTACTCGTTGTTTAACATCAGGGTTAGTGGTGCGAAAGAAACGAATTTGCTCAGTTAATTTACGTACATATTCATCTTTACTTTTGAAAAACGACTTATAAGTAAGAATCATTTTTACCCGAAGGTATTCATGATACATTGTTAAAAAAGACTTATAGACAAATTTACGAAGTAAATAAGTCAAAAGTGTAATCCAAAGTAAATGATAAGTGAATACAAACACCCATAAAAACCAAAATACATATGGCGAACCATAATAAATAGATTTTCTAGGAGCTGTAAACACTTCATAATAAAATAGGCTATCGCAACACGAATCATACGTAGTAGAATTACCAGTGAATATTATCTGATAATGTTCAAACAACCCGGGCAGGTTAAAAAACCAATTCCATATAGGAGCCCATTGAGGGTATGAAGCACATATCAAGTTACATACTTGTTCCGAAGAATGATAGTAGTAACAATCATCCATAGTGATATTTCCACGAGTACAAATCGAGGTGCAATAAGCAACTTGCTTCAAATAAGCACCCATAAATGGGTTTATGAACGCAAGCTGCGTTAAATTGATCTGTGACACATAGGGTATGGCGAACCATAATCCAAGGCACAAGACCAATAAAGTAAAGCGATATTTAATAACTGCTTGAACCACCTCGCTTAAGCGGTTTGCAGTAATGAACGTTTTCA